GACTACACAATGGTGCACACGGCGGCGCGTGATTGGGCGCGGGCGTACTCGGCTGACCTAATCCGCGGCGTGAACGACACGACGAAAGCGGCGGTGCGTGAGAGTGTCGCACGATGGTACGACAACGGCGAACACTTGGACGCACTGACGAAAGACCTCGCGCCGACGTTTGGTAAGCAACGGGCGCGGCTTATTGCCATGACGGAAACCACGCGCAGCGCAGCAGAGGGCACGAAGGCAGGGTATGAGGCAAGCGGCGTTGTAACGGCGATGATTTGGGAAGTTGCTAACGACGAGAGGGTATGCCCTTACTGTGGCTCTCTTGACGGCAAGACGGTAGACCTCAAAGGCAAGTTCTCAGACATTCTATCGCCCGAACTGCAAGCCAAGTTGAAGGGGCGCACCTTTGCGATACCCCCAGCACATCCTGGGTGCATCCTTCCCGGCAATGAGGTTGTGATTCCTGGCAGCCTAAATGCCGCTGCTAAGTCCTTCTACGGTGGCTTGTGTGTTGAGGTAACGCTCGAAAATGGGCGCAAGATTACCGTCACCAAGAATCACCCGATACTGACCCCGCGCGGGTGGATTCAGGCGCAATTCCTCAGCGAAGGCGATTACGTAATCGGCACAAGCCAAGCTGAACGGATAGCGACGAGCATCAAGCCAGATTATGAGCACACTCCAACCGCTATCGACAAGGTATTTAGTGCGCTCAAGAAATCTGGCGCGGTGTCGACCGTAAGCGTGCCATCCTCCCCCGAAGATTTCCACGGCGAGGGGCAGGACATTCACGGCAACGTCGACATTGTATTTGCCGATGGCTTTATGCTGCGTGATGGACAGTCCGCTATCTCTCAGTATGTTGGCGAGAGTAGTTTCAACTATGGGGCTGTTGCCGAGGTTGTGTTCTCTGGTGGCGGCTTGTCTCACTCGCAAGTCGATGCTTTGGGGTTTACCACGAACGGAAGCATGAGCGTTTGCAGTCATTGCGATTCGCTGCTCAGTAGTGGACTCATGCCAGCGGGCAATCATTCCCTCGCTGCGATTGCGTGGCGTGACACCATGCTTGAGCAGGCGTTGACGGAAGGCAGGGCGACTCATACCAGCCTCAGCCGCGAGTTTCTTCTCAGATTCGCCGCTGATGTATCTACGGATAAAGTCGTCAATATTCGCACATTTGACTATCTTGGGCATGTTTACGACCTCCAGTCGGATGATTATGAATTATACATCTGCAATGGCGTCTTAGTCAAGAATTGTCGTTGTAGAATCGGTGCCCAAATTATCGAGGTGCCCAATGTCTAGTCTAGAAATCGACGTTAAGGGCATCGACGCCACCATTACATCGCTCAAGCGTGTCGCCGCATCCGACGCCATTCGTTCAGCGGTATCGGCGTCCGTGATTGAGATTGAAACCTACATGAAAAAGTACCCACCCAAGCCGGCGGCGATACAGGGGCCGGCAATGGCGCCCGTGCGCTTCACTACACGCGGCGGTAAGAGTGCTGACTTTATGGCGCGGTCGCGGGGCTGGACCAAGGGGCGGCGGTCGTACTACGAAGGCTACAGGCGCACCGGCAAACTTGGACAGGCGTGGACCACTAGCGTGCGGCAAACGGCAAATGAAACCGTTGGCAAAGTGGGCAACGCCATCAACTATGCCAAGTGGGTGCAAGCCGCCGCGACGCAGGCGTGGATGCACCAGGCACGTTGGCGCACCGATGCACAGGCAATCGCACAGTTTGAGGCGAAGGTTGTCAAGCGCATCAAGGACGCGATAGAGAGGGCAACGCGGTAGAGGAGTAGCCTGCATGAGCAAGCATCTCTCCGTACAAATCCACATATTGTGGAGTTTGCGACAGGCGTAGGCAGTGCAGTGTAAGGGCGGGACGTGGCGATCATGGCACAACTGACACAGCGTGAGCGGGAGATAGTGCTGCTGTTGATGGCCGGCAAGCAGCCGCGAGACATTCGCAGCAGCCTCTGTATCGAGCGCAGCACCATGCGCGAGCACCTGCGTCATGCCCGCGACAAGGCCGGCGCACGGACGACGATTGAGCTTGTGGCCAAGGTGGCAAAGGAGATAGAGTAAAAGTTCCCCCACTGTGGGGAATAGAAAACGTGTTCTTAGCTCGCTACACTGGACGTAGCGGGCTTTTCTATTTCCAAGGGGCAGCGGATGACCATCCAGCACAAGACGTTTACAGCCGAGTTAGTAAGCAAGAGCGACACCGGCGGGCGCATCATCATCAGCACTGCCGGCGTGGACCGCGACCACGACCGGGTAATGCCGCGTGGCGCGCTGCTCGATAACTACCTCAAGAACCCGGTGGTCATGTGGGGGCACTCTTACTACTCGCCCGCCGACGTGATCGGGCGCAGTGTCACCCTGACGACGGACGACGCTGGCATCGTGGCCGACTTCGAGTTGCGCCCGGCCGCCAACGAAGCGGACCCGCAGAACATCGTGCGCCTGCTGTGGGATGGCGGGTGGGTACGCACGGCAAGCATCGGCTTTCGCCCGATCGAGATGCAGCCCAACGAGTTCGGCGGCAACGACATCACGGCATGGGAGATGATCGAATGGTCCCTCGTCCCCATCCCGGCAAATGCCGCGGCCCTACGCCTGGCCGCCAAGGCGCTGGACATAGCCGGCGAATCCGCACCGGAGCCTGAGCAGAAAGACGCCACACCGGACTCCACACCCGCACCGGAGACGCCCGTGGACGGCAAGCAAGATGACGCAGGGAACGACAGCCAGGACGTTGCACCTCACAGCACGCCCGAAGCTGATGCAATAGAGGCGGCACAGGAACTACGCCTTGCCGCAATCCTGGCTGATTTCGTATCGGCCATTCGACCTTATTTGGCAGTAGAGAGCTAGAGCTAGGAGGCAATAGCAATCATGGCTACACAGTTTGATGCGGTACTCGCACAGATGGCGGAGCTGACCAACGCGGTCAAGTCTGCGCCAAAGAATGAACTCCAGTGGGAGCAGATTGAGAAGCAGTTTGGCGGGCAGATTGACGCCCTGGTGCAGGCGCAGGTTAAGGCCGCGTTGGACAGCCAGCCGGCGTTTCGCACTGGCAACGCACCGGCCATCGCCCACGACGGCTACGCCAAGGCGGGGCGCTATGCGCGCTTCCTCAAGAGCTTCGAGCAGGGGCAGCAGCACAAGCAGGCGGGGTTGGTCTATTCGCCCGCTGACATGCTGATTGCCAAGCTTATGCTCGACTGCCAGGTCAAGAACTACATCCCCGGCACGGGCGGCGAGAAGGCGCAGCCGGCCAGTGCTGACCTGGACAACGCCATCAAGGCGCTGACCTCGACCGGCAGCGGCACAGGCGACGAGCTGGTGCCGACCAACATGGCCGGGATGCTGTGGGACGACTTCTTCCTGGCCAGCCGCATCGTCAGCACGATGATGCGCATCGACATGCCCACCAACCCCTTCGACATCCCGCTGGGCCTGGGTAACGTGACATGGCGCAAGGGCACCGAGAACACCGCGACCACGGCAAGCGACCCGGCAACCGCCAAGAGCACGCTGACCGCGACTGAGCTAGTCACGGAGCAGAACTGGTCCTACACCCTCAACGAAGACGCCGCCATTGCGATGGCGCCGGCCATTCGCGGCCGCCTGGCGCAGTCGGGTGCGGAAATCATGGACGCCTTCGCCCTCAATGCTGACAGCACCAATGCCGGCACCGGCAATATCAACCTTGACGACGCCGACCCAGATGACGCCAGCTATTACCTGTCCAGTGGCCAGGATGGTCTGCGCCATGCGTGGTTGGTCGATAACACCGCCATGACCGTAGCGGCCGGCGGCGATGCCCTCGACGCGGCCGACGTGACCGGCGCTTTGGGCAAGATGGGCAAGTACGCGGTGGACCCGTCGCAGAACATCATCGTCTGCGATGCCAACACGTACCTCAACGGCTTCCTCAAGCTGACCAACGTCGTCACCGTGGACAAGTTCGGCCCACAGGCGGTGATTCTGACCGGCCAGTTGGCCAGCTACTACGGTATCCCGATCGTTGTCAGCGCGTCGGCCCCCAAGACGGAGGCGGACGGCAAGGTGTCTACCACGGCGGGCAACAACACGCTGGGCCAGTTCACCATCTTCAACCGCAACATGTGGTACGTCGGCTTCCTGCGCAACCTCCTGATCGAAAGCGACCGCGACATCCAGAAGCGGTCGTACATCATGGTTACGTCCATGCGGCAGGCTATCGCCGCTCATGGCACGCGCAGCACGCAGACCCACACCGCGGGCGCCGCGAACATCCTGATCAGCTAGGCGTAGGTGGAACAGGCCAACGGGGGAGGGCGTTGCCCCTCCCCTTTACCCAAAGGGGATAACACATGAAAACGTTTCGAGCCTACGCCACCGCAGCCGCAGCCGTCGTCTTGGTTGCGTCCCTGTTGGTGGTAGTTGCGCTTGCACCAAGCGGGAGCACGCAGGCGGCGCCATCGTTCGCGCCGACGCCGGTTGCTGCCGTGCAGCGCAGCCAGGCGCCTGAGTTCCCGGTATTCTTCAGCGCCAAGGTGTTGACCGAGGACACGCGTTCTAGTTGCTTCGAGGTGCCTGATTACAGCGTGGTCGACCTGCAATACATCGTAGACCAAACGCTTGTTGCCCTGGCGCCCAACACGACCACGTTGACCCTCCAGTGGAGCAACGACAACGCCAACTATGTCAACGGGCTGGCAGTAGCGACCAACAACATTACCGATACCAACGACCTGCAGCAGTTTCAGCTTTTTGGCCGGCACGCCTGTGTCTATGTCGACGTCACCAACACCAACCCGGTAACGCTCACCGTGCTCGGGGTGGTCAAGTGAGTGGGCCGGTGCGCTTGCGGGCGCTGGGCCGCTACGTCAACGAACCGCGTGGGCTCGCTTTCGATGCGGGCACCGAGTTCGATGCCGAGCCGGCCATGCTGGCATTCCTGCTCGCCGATGCGCCGGGCACGTTCGAGCAGGTGCTCGCCAAGGCAGCGACGGCGCCGCCCGCGGACAAGGCCATCAAGGCGCCGGACAAGGCAAAGTAAATCATGGCTTACGCGTCGTTGGATGACCTGACCACATATCTAGGCATTGACGACAGCACGGCGGATGACGGGCTGCTGACCAGGCTCCTGCTACGTTCGCAGGCGGCGATCGACAGCTACACGCGGCGCACGTTCGAGGTGGCCGCCGACAGCACACGTTGGCACACCGCCGGCAATGTGCAGGGGCGTACGCTGTTCCTGGACGGCGACTGCTGCGCCATCACGGCGATCGTCAACGGCGACGGGGCGACGGTGGCGGCGGCGGAGTACTACACGCTGCCGCGCAATCGCACGCCTTTCTATGCCGTCGAACTCTACGGCGACAGTACGGTGGGCTGGGTGGATGGCGGGCGCAGCGGCGGGCAGATTGCCGTCACGGGCAGATGGGCCTACAGCACAACGGCACCGGCTGACGTGCAACATGCGTGCGTACGCATGGCGGCGTGGATGTACCGCCAGAAGGACAACACGGGCAACGATGCGCCTATCATCGCGGGCGACGTGACGATTCTACCGACGCGCATTCCTAGCGACGTGCAGCTAATGCTTGCCCCATACAGGCGGGCGCTGACATGACCTACACCGAGTACGTCGCCATTCTCGCGGGGCTGGACGTTGCAGGTGTCGTGAAGACCTACACCGCGCCGCCTACGCAACTGAGCACGGCGCAGCTGCCGGCGCAGTGGGCACGCCTGCCAAGCGGGGAGACCGCTATCGCCAGCATGGGCGGGCAGATGGGCCTACCGTCGTTGACGTGTGACCTGGTGATTGCGGTGGAGGTAATCGGGCAGAATACGCAGCCCGCCAACTACGCCAAGGCACTAGGCATTATCGACGCATTGCAGGCGGCGCTAGCAGACGAAGCACTTGGCGGCGTGGTGGACAGTTGGACGCTGCGACTGGACGCCGAGCAGATTGGCGACGCGGCGTATTGGGTAAT